TCGGTTGGTGAAGGTTCTACTATGAAGAATGAAGCGTTAACGCAATCTGCGGAAGCTGCTCCAGTATCTTCTAGTCCTGAACCTGAGATCGTGGCGGCACCATCGCCTGCGATTGAGTCTGCATCTTCGGATGAAGACGACACACTATCTTACTTTGCCAAGATGGCACAGTCTGACTAGTGTTTAATTAAAAGAGGTGGTAAAGGGGGAACTTCGGTTCCCCTTTTTTTATGCGACTCCGTAGGACTGATCTAGAGGATCTACTGCCGGCATGTTTTGACTCATAATAATCCCTTGGGAAGAGTTATTATTTACTACGTTGGTAGATGGTGCGACTACTATCGATGTATTGCTGGCACCATTGAGAGATGCGTTCATGGCTTGTTGCGAAAGTAACTGTTTTCCTTTGTCGCCAGCATTAACGACAAGTGATCCAGAATTAGAAGTTGTACTACCTTGATGAAATGGATTCACATATCCCTTTTGTAGATCATTGAAACCCCTTCTCATTATACCTATTATACTCGCTCTGATAAGTCGTATTTCTTCTTCAGTGCCACCTTCTTTGATTAACCTATCGATTTCAGCTTTCTTCTGGCGCAAGAATTGTTTATCTTCAGCCTTCATTGTCTTCGACCGCAAAGCTTGATCCAAATTTAATTGTCTAAGTTCTCCTGTTTCTGAATTAGTATTTGCAGCAATGAAATCCGCCAGAGCTTGAGGATTGTTCTTGAAAAACTCTTGTGTTTTATCGAACTTGAGTTTTTTACTATCATTGAACTCTAGACCAGTGATTGCATAATCTGTCATTTGATTATCTTGATCGATTTGCTCCTGTAAAACTGGATCTATAGGTGGCAGACTGTCAATTTCTCTACCACGGCGGTCTACGTTTGACCTCTCGGGCACAGGAACTCCGCCCCATTCATAAACAGAATTAGGTATAAAAGACCCAAAGAATGAATTTGGATCAGGTAGTAACCCAATAAAGAAATTCTTCATATTAGTTTTTATATTTTCAGCAACATCACCTAGTCCATCAAACATATTTGTAACGTTTTTAAACTTTTCATCAATGGCTGCGGTTAGTGAATCAAACATGCGTTCGACAGCTGTAGTCATTGACCCCCACAAACTCTCAGCGATATCTTTAGACCTGTTTGGTAAATTAACGAGATCCTCTTTCAATTTTGATGGGTCTGCCAATCTTGAAGAAATATAGTTAGATATATGTAGAACTGAACGAGTTACTCCATCAAACAAACCAGAAGTCATTTCTTGGAAACTAAATGCTTCCATTTTTTTCATAGCCCAAGCAGGAAGACCTTGACCATCTTTGATTGTTCCGTCTGGGTTTCTATCATAATTGAAGAATTTATCGAAAAGCCACGAACTCGCACTTTTTAACATATCTAATGGTGCCATGATTATACCGTTGAGCGCTCCCTCAATTGCGCCCATTGTACCAGCAAAGTACTTCTCTGGTTCATTGTTTATTAGGTCTTTGTGTTCTTCAAGGTTGGTCTTTATTCCTTGATAACCTGTCACGACACCAATGATCGCTTGTAATGGCCAAGCGAGAGCTTTACCGACTGCGGCGGATTTAGAAAGAATCTTCCCTAACTGCTTACCAATTCCGTCCCATTTCCCTTTAATACTTTCGATCGTACTCTTTATCGGATCTAAAACCATTTTAATTGGCTTGCTTTCGGCGTTAATGTTTTTAAGACTTTGGACGAACTTAGAATCTTTAAGTTTGTCTACTCCAGATGAAATTGTAGTTTTAGCACCCTGAAACTTCTCAGCTGCCTTTGTAGCAATGTTAGATCGTAGTTCTTCAAAACGATCGACCAAAGGTGCTATTGATGATCTCATTCCATCGATTTTTGTAGATATTCTTGTTTTAATATCATTAAAAAATTCTTTCTTAGGCATCTTTTCGGATACAGAATCAAGAAGGTTACTCAGAGAGTTAATTTGTACAAGTTTTCTAAACCTGTCAACCGTTTGAGATAATCGTGAAGCGTCTTTGGGGTCAACATCAAACTTAGGAGGTTTGACATTACTATTTGGGATAATCTTGGGCGGTTTGATGTTTTGAAGACTGGTAGAAAAATTAGTAAACCTATTGCCAAGTTTCCCTACTTCCGTTTTAAAACTTTTTATCCCTGTTTCAAGTTTACTTAAAGTTTTGTTTCTTATGTCTTGCAGTCTTGTATTGATACCTTTAAACTTATCACCAACACCCTTGAGATTTTCTTTGAAAGTCTTTGTCTGTTTTGCTGTATTTTTGGCAGTATTCCCTTTGGGGTCAACACTTTGATTTGCTCCTGACAAAATTCTTCCGTATTTGTCCAACAAACCTGCGGTGAGACCAGCGATCGTTGGAATCGTTAGTAGTCCAAGAGGAAGACCTAACCCACTACCTTCTTTCGTTTTCTTAGAACCAGAACTAGAACTAGAACCACCTGCCATTCCACCTTTCTTAGAATCATTTTCTTCCTTGTCTTGGTTTCTCTGACGTTCAAGTGCCATGGCCTCGAGCATATCATTAATCAGACGTGCAGTCTTTTCAGTTGCTACTGCCGTCTTTTCTTGATTATCGTTGAGTTCTACAAACTGTTTTTTATTCTCAGTTCTTAGTTTATCAACTGCGCCTTGTATGTTCGCCTGTTTTGCCATTTGTTACTATCCACTTTGTTGGTTTTGTTTGTCTATTCTTTCATTCTCTTCCTTCACATGTTCCAATAACATACTAACATAAATCTCCCTTTCCCACGGTATCATCATGTCCAGTTCGCCTAGACTATAATGATGATGTTGCATCATTGCAAAATTAGTCTTGTAATGATTTACAAGATTATCATGAGAAAGGTTTAGGATAAAAAATCCGATATTCCTGACATCATGACATTATTCTCTTCACCACAATGAGTACAGTTGAATTCAGCATTGTGTTGTAATGACGGTAACTCACTGACATATGTAGTTACCTTAGCAAATTGTCCAGAAGTCATTGAGTCTACAAACTCTTGTATTTCTTTTCTGGACACATCTTTCGTATCAGTTCTTTCTTCTTCTAATCCGCTCTTAACTATAATTGAAGAAATACTGTCCACCAATAAAGACATTCCCAATGTTAGTTGATCAGCGTCAACATCAACATTCATCAATGCTTGGTATGGAGGGTACTTCATTTCAATTGATATAGAATCCGTCAAATCAATAATATTAGATGTTTTGGGTAAATCAATTTTAATTTTTGATATATCCAAACTATATTCATTTACGCCTTCACAATGTGGACAAGTTAATGATAATGTCGATTTTTCACCCACTGACTTAGAACGAATCTGGGTAAACATATATTCAACATCAAAAGTAGCCAGTTCACTTACATTGATAGGGTCTTGAATACAGGCTTCGATGGTAGAAACAATCGCCTTCAATGCTTGTTTCTGGTCGCCTGATTCAAACGCTATCATCAACACCTTTTCTTCCTTCACCAGATAAGGTCGATAAGAGACCTTTTGACCTGTCGATGGAACCGATAATTCATATATTGGTGCCGAGTTTAACTTTGGTAATGCCATTTCATTTCTCCTAATAATTTAGAAATAGTTTAAAATTAAAAGAAACTTATAGAGGAGAAATCCCCTTTAAGTATCTCTTTAAATACACTTCTTGCATCTGCGGATTCTGCTTCCCACTCTTTAAATTTGAACGAGATAGTTAATTCCATTAATCCATTTTCTTGATCGTCCGCCATTATGGTGTCACTCATTGTTGTAGGTATTGCCTCGATCAATTTACACTTATGTGACCAGTCATCTTTAGTACCCAAATCCAAATCAATCTCACCTTGGGACAATTTAAAAGGCCCGATGTCTGGTAGACGTTTACGAACAGTTGGATTCAACTTCTTCAGAGCAGGGATGTCCTTTTGAAACACAGGAATTGTTGCGCCTTTTTTCATCGCTTCAATCTGAATAGTTCTTGCGTAATCATTGTAGTAACCAACCTCTCCTTTTTGGAACATTACTGATTGCCATTCTTGGAAATAATTTTTTACTAAATGTGTTGTCGGTATATGAAATTGCATGGTGCATTCACTAACACTCATTTGGTTCACAATACCATATTTGTACATACCAACTTGTTTGTCTAATGTTCCCAGTTGACGGCCGGGAACCATGACAGACTTACATAATAAGTTTAAATCTTTAGTGTCATATCCCTTTATCGGGGGCAACGTAACACGAAAAAGATTTGGTCTTTGGAAGTTTTCATTCTTACCAATTAAACTTTTTATATTTTCTATGTCGCCTATTCTGTTAGCCATCTATCTTTTGCCTTGAATCGTAGAATACTTTCTGAGAGTTTGCCTTTCTGAACTGTGCAGTTGGTAAGAAAGTCGCAATCTCCCACTCTGGTGTTTGAACTTCTGCGAACCGACTCTTTACATTTGAAGTCAGATAGTGTTTCAAACACGGTTTATAATACCGCATCTTTGCGGTCTTCTTTAACATGCGATAGGTCAACTGCATCCTTGCAGTCTTTGTCATCTTCGCACCGTATATATCCATCAATGCATCCAGAAACTTCGCACGAAGAATTGGAGGCAAGTAATGTAAATTTAATCCATAGAACCCACCTTCAGCAGGCCCAATGATTATGACCAATGGGAACAAATCGTAGTATGGTAATGTCTTCTTATGTTTTGGATCATAGAAGAACATCTGCATAGTACCGATCAGATTTCCTGCCTTTGATGCATCACGTTTTTTCAACGGATCTTCTTTCATCAACGCTTCACGATTAATAGAACGTAAGTTAGACGCTTTCTGTCTAAACCATTCACGACTTTCTTTGGTACGAGGTGTTACGCCCGCACGGAATGCCTGTAGTTCTAATCTGTTGAATAAATTACTCATACGTCTATTTATACTTATTTTTTACGTTTTTTAAAAGGTTTTAAAGGTTTTAAAGGTTTTGTTGACTTAGGCATGATACCCATTGCGGTTAGTTCTTTCTCAGTCCAGATCTCAAATCCCCACCCCCGATCTTTTGCATACTCTGCTGCGGCCTTCCATTTGTTCTGGTTCTTGACATAGGTAAACGATTCTGTTAACATACGTTTAGTACGCCTACCTTTCATCTTGGGTAGTTGGGTTTCCTTGAATGGTTTGACTTCAATCAGTTTGGTCGTGCCATTCTTGTACACAATAACGAAATCCATAAAGTAACGATGATACTTTCGATCTACTTCATATAGATAAGGTATGACGATCTCTTCAGATCCCCACTCGACTATGTTAGAGTCATTATCACAGTGGCGCATAACATGTCTTTCCCACAGTGATCGATACACTATGTTAGTCACGTCCCCCAGATACTTCTCTGGATTTTTTGGTTTAAATTTGCCCGAATATGCCATATAATCCTTATAAATAGATTTAACAGTTTTTAATAACCCTATTTAGTGGAAACCTTATGCCAGCAAAAAACGTATACCAATACCCCCTTCACAACGAAGGTGACTATAAAGGTAGAATCAGATTTACTCTTTTCGCTGAGTCCTATCTCAATACTGGTCTTTCAGATGTCTTGAGTGAAAGAAAAGACAAACTATCTGCACTCAAAGAAAAACGAAAAGAACTAGAGAATAAATCGTCAGATCAACAAATGTTGGATCAGGTAGAGAAGGGTACAACCACACCAGATGCATCATTAGATTTACAAATACAAGAGGTGACTGCTGAGATAAAATCATTTGAAGGTCTTGGGAATGTTCCAGAAGTAGGTGAAAAACCTAGACAGATTGTAGACACCGAAGTGATGTTATATTTGCCACAAGGGTTGCAATTCAGAGATAATGTTACATATGAGAATATGGACGTTGGTGGAGTAGGAGCGGCTGTAAGTAAAGGCGCAGGCATAGTTTCTTCTATGGCAGATGGTATAGGGTCGTTCGTAGATGGACTCACTGGTAATGCACAAATGAGTGATGAACTGGCAAAACTTGCGACTGTAAGGGCAGCATCGGTTTTTGGTAGTTTTAGTGATGAGGTTACAGCGGGACTTAAACTACAAACTGGTGTTACTACTAATCCTAATCAACGCTCGTTATTTAAACAAGTTAACATGCGTGAGTTTCAGTTCAACTTCAAGATGGTCGCTAGATCTAAAAAGGAAGCTGACCAGATCAAACAGATTATTCAGTTTTTCAGATCTGAGTTGTACCCAGAAGACATCCCAGTAACTATTGGTGGTCAAAAAATATCCTTGGGTTATCAGTTCCCAAATAAGTTTAACATCGAGTTCGAGTATGACGGTAAAACTATTGCACACAAAGTAAAACCATGTTTCCTACGTTCGGTGGATACCACATATAACGCAAGTCAGATGGCATTTCACGAGGACGGCGAGTTCCTAGAAGTGGACATGAACCTTAACTTTACAGAAACAGTTACTCTATCCAAGAAGGATGTTCTTGACGTAGATGCTGATGGAGTAGGATTCTAATGAGTACAAATTTCTTTACAAACTTTGAGAAAATATATTACCAGTTTGGTGATGAGAGCAGTTTTTCTCTAATGCAAAACCTGACTCAATATGTAGATCTTATTGATCATTTGAAATCTCAACAAGCATTCTATGAAGATTACACAATTAAGTCGGGAGATAGACCAGACACGTTATCGTTACAGTTATATGGTGATCCAAAGTATTACTGGACATTCTTTTTGTTGAATGATGACTTACGTGAATCTGGTTGGCCCTTAAAGAACGAAGAAGTTTTAAAAAGAACGAAAGAGTTTTATCCTCACCGTGTACTTACGATCAACAGTGATATTAGTTCGGCAGAAGGTGGGTATGACTTTAGAGTAGGTCGAAGAATTGAAGGCAATGACTCTGGTACACACGGTATAATCATCAAACGTAATCTAGATCTAGGTCAATTGATAGTAGATGTGAAAACTGATGCTAAATTACTTGACCCCCCAAGGGAGTTCATACTAGATGTGAATAGTAACGGTGTGGCAGAAATTCAGTTAACCAATGAACAAGAAATTTTTGTTACTCCAGATCTCTGGAAATTAACTAAACAGGACTTGAGTGAAACCGACTCCGAACCACTCTTGGTTGCTGGACACAATATAGAACTTACGGAGTTAAACACTAAAGCAAAAATAACAAGTATACCTTTCCAACCCAATGACAGTGTTCGTACTTTTGAATATAAACTAGTTCCTGTCATAAACTTAATTAATCCAGTCGAAGGTAGATTCATCCCAGGCGAAGTTCTGAGAATGTTCGACCCAACGACAGGATTAGAAGTTCAAAAAAGAATTGCTGTAGATGATGACGGCGACGATAGTACATTAGACTATCAATCAGAAACCGCTCAGTATCTTGCTGTTCATCACTATGAGAATGCTGATGGGGAACACGTAGACATCGATCCGTATAGTTCAACTCTTCCATCGGGATTGACAGCAGTTACCAATCTAGAAAGAGTTCAGAAAAGGAATGAAGAATTAAAACAAATTAAAATTTTAAAACCAGATGTGATCCAGACAATAGTTAAAGACTTTTATAGTCTAATGAATCAAAGATGAGTATACAGAACGACAATCAATCGCAATACAAAATCACTCAGGCGTACATAACGTCAGAGGCGCTAGGTGGTGATGTCGATCCATCTGCTAGAATAAACATAAACTCTAGTATTGTCGAATTGGTATTTTTTGAAAGTCTAGAAAAAGCATACATCTCTGGTCAAGTTGCCATAACAGACGATCAAGGTTTTGTTGATGGTATTGGTTTTTCTGGAACTGAAAGATTGTTCATAGAGATTTCCTCCGAAGACCCTTCTTTAGAACCTATGATGTCTAGAAAATTTATTATGACTGGTATTGATCAGGCAATTAAATCAAATGATGCTGGTCAGGCCTCCGTATACGTCTTTACAATTATTGATGAACATGCATTTTTAAATAGAACCAAAAAGATTAGTAGATCCTTAACAGACTCTCTTGAAAATGAGATAATGAAGTTGTGTGTTCAAGATCTCGGAAAGAAGATTGATGCCTCCTATCTCTACCCTTCTATTCAAAACAATGTTAAAGTACTCATACCATACATGCACCCACTTGAGGCATGTGAATGGTTAAGAGATCGTGCGACTACAGTAAATGGTTGTCCATTGTTCTTGTACGCTTCTATTCATGATGAGAATTTGAGATTGGGTAGTCTAGATAAGATGTTGGAACAAAGACCTTGGAACGAAAAACTTCCGTACTTGTATTCTCCTTCCAATGTAAAACAAACAGAAGAAAAGTCACCATTGCACCGCACAATGCAAGTAGAATCTATACGAACCGCTAAAATGCAGAATACATTGAAACAGTTAGTGTCTGGTAGTATCGGTGCAGTTTATAATAACACAAATTTAGGAACAGGTCAAGTTACTTCTCAACATTTTGATGTTACTAAGGTTATTAAAAGATTATCAGACAAAGAAATTATACCTGACACTAAAAATCAGAATGTGTATCCAGAAGACTTTAAAATCAATGATAAGTTTTTGCATACTCAGGGAGCTAAGGTATTTCATCAGATAACATCCACTGGTACATATGGAACTTGGAAGAGTTATCATGATGAGTTAAAGCCAGGAACATTTACTGTGAAGGTTGGTAACTACGCTATTCGTAATATGTTATATAAAAATATGTTCGATGTTACTGTGCCTGGAGCAGGATTTATGGTTTCGGGATCAAGTGTTGGGGACATAGTTACAATCAATATTATATCGGATGACGGTGACAATACAAGAGATGCAACGTTAGACAGGTTACGGTCGGGTGACTTTCTGATTTATAATGTTAGACACACATTTAAGAATACTCGACATGATGCTGTTATGTCGGTCTGCAAATTGGTGAGGGGATAATGAAGGCAATTCAATCAGAATTTTACGGTGATAATACTCGTTGGTTTGTGGCAGATGTCATTGACCACACACCCCCATACGGATATGAAGGTCGTGTGAAGATTCGCATCCACGGTGTACATAACCCATCAACAAGAGAAATACCACAGAACGATCTTCCTTGGGCTCAAGTAGTGTTACCTACAACCGAAGGTGGTGTGTCTGGTTTGGGTAGAACACCCAGACTAACTTCGGGTGCAACTGTATTTGGATTCTTCATGGACGGAACCGCATCTCAAATTCCTTTGGTTGTAGGGTCAATACCTAAGACAGAATATCCCACTCGTGTACAGAGACAGGTGGAGTTTAGTACTATCCAAGAAAGGATTGATCAAGAAGAAGTATTCTATGAACAAGAGATACAAGTTATAGATTCAGTTAAGGTTGAAGATACTGAGTATGATTTTGTATATGAAAACACTGTCGAATCACGCAAACTAGAAGCAATAAAATATTTTATGAATGCTGGTTACAACCTAAATCAATCAATAGGCATGGTCGCTTGTCTGTTAAATGTGTCTAATTTAAATAAAACTGGAATAGAAGAACAAACAGAACAGAATCCTCTGGGTATTGCTGGTTGGAAAAATGAACGAAAACTTCTATTGAAACGATTCTCGAATGACTGGAGAAAATTCAGTTCTCAGTTGGTGTTTATTAAGTATGAACTAAATAGTACTCAAGCAGCTGCGAACATACGACTAAAAAGAACCGACACTCTAGAGAAAGATTCACCAAACAGTTGTCAGAGAGTTTTTGGAAAATATTATCTTGGTTTTAAAAAAGACGATCAATTTCAAAGTGTTGATAGACTCGTTGTCGGTCTTCAAACTTTGGTAGGCGAATAAATGGCGTTAAGTAGATAGGATAAACGAATGAGCATAATATCTCGAAAATATGAAGATCGTGGCGAAGGCTGGGTTAGGACTTACGATCTGAAAACTGGCGCAGTTGCCTATGAGTCGCCTGATGCCGAAACTTTGGCGGCGAGAGCGGCCGAACCCTCGGAGGAAGAGCAGTTTGCAGCATATCAGAAATTACAGAAAGAACAGTTAAACGCCAGGTTGAACCATAACCAAAATGGTCAAAGTTTTGGTCAAGACGTATCGTCTAATGCTACTGAACTACAGGAAAAGAACTTCGCAAAGAATGCGACTCTCATTGGTGGTAACGCTGGTGAATCCTTTGCTGGTATTGAATCATTAGAGAGTAAAGTCGATGATGCAGGCGCTACCGCTATGGGGGACGCTATGTGTTCCTTCGGTGACGAAGTTAAAGGCATAGATGGTGTACCAGATCCACAAAAAGTGGAATTAGATTGTTCGGTTCCAGTATTCACTGTTTCTTCTAATACACCTAGTGCTGATTCTGCTGTGGAGACAACAATAACAGCAGGCGCAACAGAGAATCAACCTGTATCATCTGTAGTACAAGAACTTACTGGACTGGGCGCACCTGTTGCTAAATTAGATACTCAGACACTTGGGGCTTCTTCGTTAGATGCGATTGATGCGACTGCAAGTGATGCAACTGGTAAATCAAATGTGTTGAAAGAAAAGATTCAAGGTGTCGCTTCGGAAACCAAGGCCGCATCTGGTACTGGTGGTGGTGCAGCTGGTGGACTAGGTGCTGTCACAGATGCGTTGAAGAAAGGAGAAGATATGATTGAGGGTGTATTGGAGGAGGTATCTTCTGTTCCTTCTCTAAATCCTAATGCGCCTGATCTTAGTAATGTGACAAACTCTGTAGGATCAATACCAGATCCATCTAGTGTGAGTAATCTAAATTCCGTTTCTGTGTCGATAGGAACGATTGGTGACGAGATTTCTAATAAGACAAACCCTTCGGCCGACAAGTTAAAAGAGGCGCAGGGCGAACAGGATGGATTTTTTAATCGTAACCCAGTCAAAACTGGTCTAGGTCTACTACAAGATCTTGTTGAAGACATAACTAAAAGCGTTACATCTAGAATCAAAACCTTTACTAGTAATGCAAAACTACCTAACACCGCAGTTTCCGACATTGCCACCAATGCATTGAATACTCAAAGTGAACAAGATAGGGACAAGGCGACTCAAGAAATCATTAGAAGAGATACGACATTTAGTTCAGAAATGAAAGCGGTGGTCGATAATGTACCCGAAGGATTTTCTAATTCGGATTTCGTGGCAGATCTAAAAGTGAAAGCTGAAGCAGCGAATATCCCAGATGAGGAAATACAATTAGTGCAGGGTCGGGTCTTTCAGGTTCAAGATGAATTGCAACTGTTGGATAGTACTATCTCTGGTAGTTTGATAAAAAGTTCAGATGACTTTGTAGTTGAAGAATATGATCTAAGTGAGACACTAACTAAATTTGATGGTCAACAAACTGCGTTTGACACTTTCACTTATGTTGATTCTAAAGAAGAACTAGGCGCAGAGTTTAGAAAAATACAAAGAGTTATAACACAGTTGATTGTCCACGCATCGGATACATACACAAACCAAAACATTGGTTCCGAAGAATTACATGTATCTCATAATGAATCAGGCGCTGATGGGTTACAGTATCATTATGTCATCAGAAGAGATGGTCGTTTACAGAGAGGACGACCATTAGATACCGTAGGTGAGTCTAGTAAACTTAGAGGACATAATATCCAGTCTATAGATATCTGCATTGTGGGCGGACTAAACTGTTCTACTGGTTGTGAGAATCCAGATCAGTATCGTTCATCGCAATCATTTACTCGTGAACAGATGACCACATTCGAATCATTGTGTGAAGCGTTCTACCGAAGATATCATGGTGGACAAGTGTTTGGACACAACGAAATCGAACCACAAGTTACTGACCCATACTTCGATGTTTCCCAGTATGTTGAAACGATGTTCCGTAAGAAATCTGTTTATGTAGATCTATTTAAAGACCAATCGTTAACACCAAATGAATTGATAACGAAGAAACCACAATGACAATACAAAACGATAAAGACAAACTAGGACAAAATCCTGCTAGAGACAAAACTCTTGGCGTCCCATTAGACGGTTTCCAAGATCCTACAGGTGAGTTTCCCAAGATAAACTACCACTACTCAAACTCTATAAACTATGCGGCTCGTGGTTTTGAAGTAAACGAATTATATCTTGGGGGTGGTGATTTCAATGTATCACTCAACCTAGAAGATCAACAACCTTCACAGTATCCATTCAATCAGGTTCAAGAGACTGCATCTGGACACGTAATCGAATATGATGACACCCCAGGCGGAGAACGTATTCTTATCAAACACCGTAAAGGTGGTGGTATTGAAATGCGTGCTGATGGTTCTATCATCATATCGTCCCCGAACAATAAAGTCGAGGTGACTGGTGGAGACAATACGGTCATCGTAGAAGGTGATGCAGAGATGGTCTATAAAGGTAATCTGAACCAGACGGTTACAGGTGACTGGAATATGGACGTGGGTGGTAACCACAATCTTAACATACATGGACACAATAAGCAAACAGTATTGTTGAACAAAAGAACCGAAGTATGTGGCAACACAGAACATATCACTAAACAATCTGCCTCATACAAGACTGTAGAGAACAAGACAGAACTCGTGTTGGGTAACAACACCGAGTGGACTAAAGGATATTCTAAGGAACATGTTGAGGGAGAACTCAATGTGTTTACTGACAATCGTTTAATCATGACTGCAAAGGACGAGTACATTCAGACCGCACCAGTAATGGCAATCACAGGTGCAGAGTTATCGGTCATGGGTATGAAAGGTGTGATCGGGGGTGAACAGGTAGAGATGACTTCACCTGTTTACATGGGGCCAAAAGGTGCGGTTCCATTTGCATCTGGTGCCGCCTTCTATGGATCATTCCACGGACAGGCAACAGAGGCGATTAGATCATACAATTCAAATGTTGCAAAACATGCTGAAGTATCGGATATGACTAATGGTCAGTCATATGGTGAAGCGGTTACTTCAGGCGGTAAACATGGTAAGAAAAACAAAGCAGCTGTCGAAGCACAAGAGACTCCAACACCTAAGAAACCAGTACCACTTGCAGATGCAATTGGTGCGATGATGACTATGGGTGACTTCTCTGTACGTACCGTGACTGTAGATGCTGAAGATGTATTGAAGAACAAGATACTTCTACGTGATGACTTCGAAGGACTATTTGAGAAGATACCTACAACACAAGAGATTCGATCTACTATTCGTGATACCGCTAACCGTTCTTTGATTGGAAACAAGATGGTCGGTGAAGGTAGACTAAATGCACAATACGACAATTCGAGTCCACCGAAGATTGGTAGAACTGCATCCGCAAAACAGTCTTTACGATTTGGTCGTATACCTATCGGTAATTCTATTGGTAGCAGAGGTAAGAGGTTTAAAGGATGATTATATTACCAGATCCAATTTACAATCCAAACTTTCTTGATGGTGATAGTATTTCGTCCAGAACCAAGTTAGCGCCAGGCGTAACCATTGCGAAATACCTTGGTGCGTATGGAGACAAGACACCGTTCTCTCATATCGGTACGGCAGAAGAAAGGAAACAGATTGCACGTAACCTTTATCTACATGCAGAGATGTACAGAACGATCAACGGTAATACTGAGTTGTTCAATGATGTACGGTTGATCGTGAGTGAAGGGATATACAAAGGTGGCCCTCTGGAAACAGTTGGGGGCGACAATCTCAAGAAACAAAATGGTCGTGTTGTAGTATATCAAGTTATTGATAGAGAAGGCAAGATAGACCACGCTACAACTTATGACATAGCAAAATACTGGAAAGATTATTGTTTTTATGACAAGTTATGTTTAGACTATGACATCTATAATCCAGATGGTTCGTTAACCTCACAGATTGTAGTTGAAATAGCAGATGTTCCAGAATCGTTTGACGTTAATTTTAAGTTACAAATTGCAACAAATTATAACGGAAAACTTCTTTCTGGTGGCGAATTAACTGAAGTAAAGTTAGACTAACACGTATAAATAGATACAAGGTTATTTTAAGAGACTATTATGGCAACATTAAAAGCATTATCGATAGAGGACGCTAACCTATCGAATCTTGTTACGTTGAAAACTACCCAGAACAAAGAATATTCTGATCTGGATATTTCTCTTGCGTTGACAACATCGACAAAAGATGTTTTTAAAAAGACTAACGTAGAAGCGGTTAAGTTTGCGGTAAGGAATCTCTTGTTAACAAATCAAGGCGAAAAACCATTCAACCCATATTTTGGTGGAAATCTTCATGATTTCTTATTTGAATTGGCTGACGAACATACAGAAAGAAGTATGTCTCGTGAGATTAAAAATGTTATAGAAGTTTACGAACCACGTGTTGATGTTTCTACCTTAGATGTACGTATTAACATGGCACCAGATCAGAACTCAGCAGAATTAACGATTGTCTTTAAGATAATCAATACTGGAGAGTTAGCAGAATTCACTACCGTATTAAGTAGGTTAAGATAAATGGCGACAACGATTAAATCAACAGCGTTAGACTTTCAGGCAATTAAGAACAACCTGAAGGAATACCTTCAACAAGAAAAGGAATTTAAAGACTTTAACTTTGAAGCTTCGGGTCTTTCAAATGTTCTTGATGTGTTGGCATACAATACACACATGAATGCATTGACCGCTAACTTTGCCTTGAACGAAGCGTTTCTAGGAACCGCACAGTTGCGTAGTTCTCTAGTATCTCTTGCTGAAGGTATCGGTTATATTCCCGATAGTAAGAATGCATCTCTTGCTATGATTAAAATGTCGTTGAATTTATCTGCCGTTTCGAACCCAAGTCCTAGAATTGCACTCGCAGCTGGATACAAATTTGCGACATCTGTTGATGGTGTTGATTATACATTTCAAACAACACAAACTATTTCGGCATCAAATGATGGTTTTGGTTTTTACGAATTTAAACAAGACAATGGATCTAACATTATTCCTGTTAAGGAAGGTATTGCAAAAACTAAAACCTTTATCTCTGGTGATAACACAGAAAACATTACATATATTATCCCAGATAAAAACTTAGATCTTTCTACAGCGGTAGTTAAAGTATTCCCAAGTACTACTGCTATTGATTATACAGCATATAGTAACATTCTAGATACTACTGTAATAAATGAGAATAGTACAATATACATTCTCAAAGAAATGCCTAATGGTCATTTCGAATTAACTTTTGGTAACGGTACTACTCTGGGTAAGACACCAGCGCCAGGCAATAAAGTTGTTGTCGAGTATTTGTCTGTTGCTGGTTCGGATGCAAACTTTGCTGAAGTGTTTGAACCAGTTAGTGCTATTGCAAATGTTGCGCCCAACATTGATCAAGTTCCAACAGTTACTACAGAATCAAGAAGTTCTGGCGGAGCAGACAAAGAAACTGCGGAATCGATTCGTAAGAACGCACCTTTCCAATATGCATCTCAGAATCGAATGGTAACTCACGCTGATTACTCTTCCTTAGTGTTACGTAACTTCTCTTCTTTGATAAAAGACATCAAGACATGGGGCGGAGAAGACAACATTGTAAAAGAATACGGTTGTGTGTACATGTCAGTACTATTTAATTCCGAAATACCACAAGCAACCATAGATTCAACTAAGATATCTATACTGGATTTAGCAGAACAATTGTCCATTGCTTCTTTTTCATTAAAATTCTCTGACCCAGTCAAGACATTTATCGAACTAGATACCAACTTCCAGTTTAACGAGAGGTTGACTTCATTGACTTTAAACACGATTACATCTGATGTTCAGGAGGTTATCCGTAGATACTTCACTGAAAATACAGGAAAGTTCGGATTGTCATTCAGAAGATCTAACTTATTAACTTTGATAGATGATGTTTCTTCTGCGGTTTTATCTTCACGTACTGCCGTTAAGATGCAACAGAGAATCACGCCTATACTTGGCGGTAGGTATGACTACAAATTAAAATTCCCAGTTGATATTGCTGTTCAAGATGATGATGAATACATTGTTTCGTCAAGTAACTTTACACTAAATGGTGTTAGTTGTAAGATAAGAAACAAATTAAGTAGTAACACGTTACAAGTAATCAACCTACAGGACAACCGAGTATTGGTAGATGATGTGGGTTACTATAATACAGACGGTAATTTGCATTTGGTTGGATTTCAGGCAGATAGTCTGATATCAGGACAAACACAAATTAAAATTTCAGTTGTCGCTGCGAATCAATCTTCGATCACTCCTGTTCGGAATGATGTTTTGGAATTTGACGAAGCCGCTTCTCAGATAACTGGCGTACTAACTACAGCGACTAACTAATGAATGTAAATGGACATCACGACAAGACGTTACATGACTTAGGTCGAAGAGAGTTAAACCTTCGTCACTATAAGGTCGAGGAAGTCTTACCCGATCATATTGTTGCTAGTTATCCGAAGTTAGTATCACTGTTGGAAACGTACTTTCAGTTTGAAGACCAAAGTTCGTCACCAACTGATCTTTTGAATGAACTGTTTACGTTAAGAGATATCACACAGACAGACATAGATCTGTTGTCTTTTCTTGAAGACGAGTTACTGTTAGGTCAGTCTTACTTCGAAGGATTCCAAGATAAGAGAGAGGCGGCAAAGTACTCTAATACTCTTTATAAGTCTAAGGGTACTAAGTATTCGATACAACAGTTCTTCCGTACATTC